TTCTCCCAATTGTCCATCTGGTACAAGAACGATAACGTTATCTGCAAATGACCGGATTTGAGTATCTTCCAGTGTCAACACATTATTCGTTTTCACCGTCTTTTCAGTGTTTACAATACTGTCAATCAAAGTGAATGGGCATCCTAAGATTTCTCCAAGAATCTGCATTCTCTTTTCAAGTTGAATTAAACCGGTAGCGGCTGCTTGCGAAACTGTTTCTGACATTGGATACAAATATGCGCCGATTGCAGCAATAATCTTTGGATGATTGGCAATTTGACGGGCATATAAGCGGTCAATTTCAAAGTGTTTAGCAGTAATACCTTTCAGTTCAGCAGTATAAATCATATCTGTCAAGTCCTGAATTGGATTACTTGCAGCACCGTCTACTGTATATACTCCACTCGTATTGGTAGTAAACCAACGTTTAGTGCTTGTTAACGTAGTTATATTGGCAGCAGGTACGTTAGCAGAGAAAACATCTTTAATACCACGAGGGTTGTTTGTATTGGTAAGTTCCAATTGATGAGCAGATACCATTTGGTGACGTTGATAAGTGATAGCCATTGTATGACCACCAATCAAATAATCAACTCTATTGAACAATTCAGCAAGTGCGTTTGATAATGCGGAATCAGCCGCAGCACCATACATTTGATTAAGAATTGCTTGTTTACGCCAAGAATCTTCATCGTAAAATTGAACTTTTTTCTGACGAGGAATTTTACCTGTTGATAGGGTAAATCCCTTTGTTCCATCAGGAATAGCATCGGCATCGTTAGACACGTAAGTTGCCATTTTATAAAGATTCAACTCTTTCTGAATTTGCTCGTAAGTAAAATCGAGTTGCATTGCCGGAGCAAAACTAAAACCATCCCATTGTGCGGAATTGTATTTGCTTGCCATCACAGTATCCAAGAAACCTTGGAGTTTATATGCGCTGTTCACACCTAGTGCGCCAGCCAATAAGTCGTATGTTGCGGTTGGGTAAGTATTCATGGCTATAGTTCTTTAATGAATTTGATATCATGCAATAGAGCCTTGATGTTTGCGGGAACTGTTGGAATACGATCTTCCAATACTTCACCATCCCATACAATCGTAAGGTGTGCTGCGATAGCTCCTATACCAATAACACAATCATGCAAAAGTAGCCCATTTGCGGGTGCTTTCATAATAGCAGCAGCATTAGCAGATGCGCCAAATACCAGATAATCACCGGCAGTTGCAGCTCCAATTGCATTTGCAGAAATACTTACATCGTAGTAACCCGATGCGTTGATAGCAACGGCTGTATTTACAGCAGCTTTACCAGTTATACCTGATGCGGGTGCTACCATAAATATATGACTGGATGTTGGTACTGTTCCAAGATTACCTTTTTTAATGGTAATATTAGTATCGGCAGTAGAAACATCAGCAGTAAGTTCAAAAACTTCAAGCGGAATTTGTACTCCACCAATGGATGCCTGGTAAATAGGTGTTCCTGCTGGAATTATAGTATTCGCAACCAGATATTCGGCTGCAAGCTGACCTCCACCTGGTAAAACGCCTATATCTTCCTGTGCCATCCATATGGGGATAAACCCACCGAATGATTGAGAGGCAGATGCGTTTACATCAAAACCTCCTAGATTTAAAAAGCCCATGTTTTGTTAATTTGTTAAGTTAATACTAATTTGTTTTTGCGGGTTCTAGTGTAGGAAGTTTGCCTAACCCTTGGAGCGTTTTAATTGCTCCTGCAAATTGGGCATCATCCGCGTTTCCGTGTCCTCCTGATGCTTCGGCTGGAATGTAAGGAGTATCAACTCCTGCAATTTTCACCAAATCATCAAATTCGGATTTCATGGTAGCGGTAATATCTTCCACTTTTGAATCCTTCCCGATAGTAGCTTTCACCGTTGAAAAAACACGTTCCTTAATAAGCTTTACACGCTCGTTTGTTTCATCAAGCTTGTTTGTGCCAAGAAATGCTTTTTGCGCCTGAGTAAAAATAGATTCAGTTGTACGCTGTGTATCAATTTCGCCAAGCTTTGATGCAAATGGTTCAAGTGACTTAGTTACAATTGCTGCTACCTGTTCGGCTGTTAATCCGCCTGTAGGTGTTACTGGTAGGACTGCTGCCGGTGTTGCTGGTTTCGGGTTTTTAGTTTCCCAATCTTTGACAAAATCTGATTGTTCTTTGATAAGATTTCCATTAGCGGTTACAAACATCGGTTCTGCATTCTTTAAAAAGTCTGCTAACTCTGTTTCTTCACTAGCAAATGCCATCGCATTTACAATCATTTCATCAATACTTCGGTCACTAAGTTTTCGGGTGCTTCCCAATTTTGCAAGGATGCTTTCCTTGGCGTTTAAAGCGGTGAACTTCATAGGGTTTCTATTTAGTTTAATTTGAGCATACTACGTGTTTCGTGGTATTATAGGTGGCAAATATATTGCAAAAAATATGTATCTGCAAATTTTGTATTATATTTGTAGAAAATTTCTTATTTATGATAATTCTGAAAAATAAGTTTGCTGAGTGGCCGGAGTTATATCCGAAGGTAATACGAGAAAAAGGTACTGTACAAAAAGCGGGTAAGGTTTTTGTCAATGGAGTTGAAGTCAGAGATAATGTAGACTATATTCCACAAGAGGGATTGCAGGAATTTATGTTCACCTCTCCTGCCGACATTATACTACTGGGTGGGCAGCCAGGTGGGGGTAAAACCTTGGGGCTCCTATTAAAAGCATTGGATGGTATTCACAGAAAGGGATATGGTTGTCTTATTGTAAAAAAGCAACTTATAGCAACTAAGGGCGGTTCTGGAACAATTATAGACGATGCTAAAAGAGTTTTTGATTTTGGCGGGTCAGAATTTACAGGCAGCGATAACCCTACTTTCTCATGGCCGATATGGGGAACATCGGTTACTTTTACTCACGCTAATTTTTCGGCAGAGACAGAAAAGGGTTATTTCGATGCACAAGAAAAATTCAAGAACTTTCAAAACTCAGCCATATTTATAGATGAAGCGACAGACCATGATTGGAAAATTATAAACTACCTATTAAGTCGAAATCGTGATAGCTCAAAAGTACCGCCAAAATTTATAATGACATTTAACACCAATTCACACCACTTTACTCGTCAGTTGATTGACTGGTGGATTGACGAAAATGGACGTGTAATCCCTGAAAGGATAGAAAAGGTTCGTTATGCGAAAATCGGTGGGGACTCGGTTAAGGATATAATATGGGGAGACACAAGAGAAGAAGTTATGCAAAAGGCTCACATCATAGTGCCAGAGGATTTAAAAGCAAAAGGTATGGTAGCCGAAGATTTTGTAATGAGCATTACATTCAGACCTTGTAAGATGTCCGAAAACATGGTATTATTATCTGCTACGAAAGGGAAACACGCAGCAAACATCTTTAATCTTGGGGATACGGAAACTAGAAAATTATTTGATGAAGATTGGAATGCCGAAACCGAAGGAATGGCAATGGTATCTCGCCAAATGGTAAAAGATATATGGACTAATCCGTATAAGCCGGGCGAAACGATGTATGCATCATTAGATGTTGCAGGAGGTGGTGATAATTGCGTTTTATTTATATGGAAAGAGTTGACTATAATTGCTGTCGAAAACTTTGAGGGAGATCCTAAAGAATTGGAATTATGGATAAAAGCAACGCTTAATAATTATAAAGTGCCAATTCAAAATATGTCATTCGATGCGACTGGGATTGGCTTTTACCTTAAAGGTTATACGGATGGTAGACCAATAACATCGAATATGCGACCCATACAAGAGTACGATGAGGCAGGCAATGCAGTAACGATGGAATTGTACTATAACGTTAGGTCACAATTAATGGGAAAGGCTCAATATATGCTTGAAACTGGCCAAATATCATGTGTAGTTGATAAAGATAGATTATTTCCTCATGGCAAGAAGAAGAGCGGCAAGGAAATACTTAATATCTTTATAGAGGAGTCCGATGAATTTCGCAGAACAATGAAAGGAAATAAATTTTACTATAAATCAAAAGACGAATTTAAGGATAGATTCGGATATTCTCCTGACTACATGGATGCATTGATATATCGTATGATATTTGTGCTTGATGGTAAGGCAAGAAAAGAAATTGAGGTCGAGTTTACGGAATCTGATTACGCTGGTTTATATTCTGGGTGGTAAAAGAGCATCGGGGGTGATGCTCTTATTTTATTTTATGCTAAAAACCATTCTTTTATCGTATCTAAATCCTCAATAAGCTCCGATAAAAGTTGTGGATTTGGCTTCTCTGGAATGTTTGGCATATTTATGATAAATGACCTACTTAGTACACCATCGAATTTTGGTAATTTATTTTCAACTATAATAATACTCGGAAAATCTGTTGATACTCGTGCGTATTCTCCATGACCCTCAATATAGATTGGTGACTTATCAATAATGCCTTCCAAAATATCATAGTTGACCAACCCATTAAGACCATCATCAATAAACATGATACGTGTTCCTTTTATTAACGGCAAAGAACGGCTTATCCAGCCACTATCTACAAAACCAGACTCTCCAACTATATTGCAAAGCAAATTGGCTAATACACTTTTACCGTTAGCTCCACTTCCGAACAATAACATCGCTTTATCGTTGCAGACTCCAGTAATCGCATTCTTTACAAATACTCGAAACGCTTCTCTTTCAATTTCATTGGGTATAGCCCATTCAATAAATTCTTTCCAAGTTGTTTTCATAATAATTTTGTTTTAAATTTAATAATTAATAATTAATAATCAAGATGATAAACACCATTCGACATTGATATAGCGTGTGATATTTGTGTTGGA